ATTTACTATTCTCAATACAACTGCTCCAATAAAACTAGAATTAACGCTAGAGAGAACACGATAAATGGCTACCAGTAATAAAAAGATAAATGTCACAACATTAGATTTTGATGACATTAAAAATAACCTAAAAGAATTTTTAAGCGGACAACAAGAATTTCAAGATTATGATTTTGAAGGTTCTGCTATGTCAGTTCTATTGGATGTATTAGCATATAATACGCATTACAATGCTTTGTATAATAACATGGCTATTAATGAAATGTTTTTAGATTCTGCTAGAAAACGCAATAGCGTGGTTTCTTTGTCTAAGATGCTTGGTTATTCTCCACGTTCTGCCACATGCTCAACTGCAACTGTTAGTATTACAGTTTCTGCTCCAGGTAATCCTGCAACTAATTTAGTTTTACCTGCATATACTCCATTTAACACTACAGTAGATGGAGTAAATTATACATTTTATACAACTGGTGCAGTTGGTGCTACTAGTTCTACTGGTGTATTTAACTTTCAAAATATAAACATTATTGAAGGAACACCACTATCATTTAACTTTACTGTTGGTACTGGAACACGATTTATTATACCAAATCCAAATGTTGATTTAAATACTCTCTCAGTAAAAATTCAAGAAAATGCAGCTTCATCAGTTTATACTGCATTTTCCAAAGCTGAAACTATTATTGGTGCTAATTCAACTAGTAAAATATATTGGGTAAAAGAAATTGATGAAGGACTTTATGAAATAACATTTGGAGATGGTAATATTGGAGCAACACTAAACAATGGAAATATTGTTCACTTTAATTATTTTGTTTCAAGTTTATCTGCGCCAAATAAAGCAAGAACTTTTTCATATAGTGGTGGAACATTACTGTCAGGAGCAAATGTTAGTGTAACTACTACTGGAATTTCTTCAAATGGTTCTGCGCCTGAGGATATCGATAGTATTCGTTTTAATGCTCCAAGAATGTATTCTGCTCAAAATAGAGCAGTTACTCCAGATGATTATAAAGCAATTGTTTATTCATTATTTTCTGACGCAGCATCTGTAACATGTTGGGGTGGTGAGGACAATGTTCCTCCAGTTTATGGTAAAGTATATATTTGTGTTAAACCAAAAGACGCAAATAAACTTACAACAACGCAAAAGTCTGCGTTAACATCTACAATTCTTCAACAACGAAATGTAGTTTCTGTTATCCCAACAATTGTAGATCCAGAATATATTAATATTGCATTAACAACAACAGTATATTATAATGAACAAGCAACATCTAAATCTGCTACTGAAATTGCTGCGCTTGTTACAAATACAATTAATGCATATAATGTTAATGAATTAGATAGATTTGATGGTGTATTTAGATTCTCAAAACTAAGTAAATTAATCGATAATTCTGATCAGGCAATTGTTAGTAATATAACAACTGTTTTATTAAGAAGAGCACTACTTGTTCGCTATAATACATCAGCACAATATTTGCTTAATATTATTAATCCTATTTGGAGTGCTGGCGCACCAGAAGAGTCATTTAAGAGTACTGGTTTCTATATTGCTGGAAGTGATGAAATTCACTATCTTGATGATGACGGAGTTCAGTATGTTCGTTTATTTAAATATGGCGCAAATGGAATAAAAGTTATTGTAAACCCAACAATTGGAAATATAGATTATAATAATGGTATTGTAGATATTAAAAATTTACATATTACAGCTTTGGCAGATTTAGATTTAGAAATTTCAATACGACCATTATCCAATGACGTAGTATCAGCATTAACTCAAATTGTTCATATTCCACCAGAACATTTAAAGGTTGTAGCAATACCTGATGCAACAGCTTCTGGAGATTTACGTGGTGGTTATAATTATACATTCACTTCTAGTCGTTCATAATGGCAATCACAAAACCTAAAATATCATCTATAGTAGCATCTCAGCTACCTGAATTTGTCAGGGATGAATATCAAACATTCGTTGATTTTTTAAAAGCATATTATGAATTTTTAGAAAATACTCAAGAAGATCCTGTAACTCTAAAAGATTTAGATACAACTCTTGATTCATTTATTAAATATTTTAAATCTGAACTTGCGCAAAAATTACCATATTCTACAGTTGACGAAAGATTCTTATTAACACGTATTAAAGATTTATACCTAGCAAAAGGTAGTGAATCATCATTTCGTCTATTATTCAGAATTTTATTTAATAAAGAAATTGAAATTGATTATCCATCAACTCAGATGCTGCGTGCTTCTGATGGTAAATGGAATCAAGACGTTTCAGTTTTTGTTAAAATACTAGTTGGTAATCCTCAAGATATTGTTGGTAAACTTATAGATGTAGTTACTACAACTAAAATTATTAGAGTTTTAGTTGATAGACGTCAATATGTTGAAGTTGAAGTTGATCGTGTTATTAGAATATCTGATAACATATATGAGTTTATCTTAGATCGTAGATTCTTTGGCACAATCTCTGTTGGCGATACTTTACGATATCTTGATAATAACAATAATTTAGTTTTTAATGGTATTATTTTACCAACCACATCATCATTAGTTGTTGAAAAACCAGGAACTGGTTTTAAAGTTGGCGATCTTTATAATATTACAAACTTTAATGGTTATGGAACTATTCTAAAAGTTGCAGCAGTAGATTCAGCTGGTGGTATTGCTCAGGGACAATTTATTAAATATGGTATTGGATATACTACTGATTTTAGTTCTTCTATAACTTCGCAGAAAGGTCAAGACCTCTCATCAAGTATTGGAACTATTATTAATCGTGTAGATACTGCAACAACTACAGTTAATCTAGCAGGTACATTAAGTGTAACTAATAATTCAACAACAGTAACAGGTACTAGTTCTTTCTTTACTACTGAAGTTGCGCCTGGAGATTATTTATTTTTACCAAATGGATATTATACTGTTAGTAGCGTTACTAACAATACGACTTTAGTATTAACCTCTGCATATCTTGGAACAACTCAGAGTAGTTTATCTAGTATTCAAAGAGCAAGACCAGGTGGTGGATTACGTAACTTTGTTAAATTAGGCATTGCTGAAAGCATGGCTGGTTTTTCTGAAAGTGGTTCTATTAATACTGCTGATTATAATTTACCAGTAACCACTACTCTAACTGGAACTCTTACTGCTACAAATGGTAGCCCAACTGTTACTGGTTCTGGAACATCATTTTCTTCACAAGTAGCATTTGGTGATAATTTAACATTGGGTTCTGGAACATATATCGTTTCAACTGTTAATAGCGATACTAGTATAACATTAAGTTCAAATTATACTGGCACAACGTCAAGTTCTTTAACATCAGTATCTAATTTACGCCCAGCGGAATTTGATGGAACATATGTTGGTTTAACTATTAGAGAATTTGGAATTAGTAGCGTTAGTTCAGTAACAACAGTAACTGAACCTGCTATTATTCGAGTATCCCTAGGACCTCTTGCTAAATATCCAGGATATTATGTTACTAATGATGGCTTCTTAGATGATGCAATTTATGTTCAAGATAGTCGTTATTACCAAGCATTTTCTTATGTAATTAAAATTGATAAGTCTTTAGATACATATAAAACTATTGTTAAAAATTTAATTCACCCATCAGGTATGGCTATATTTGGTGAGTATGACTTACGTAATGAATTTACAATTAATACTGCAGTAGAATCATTAATTAAAATTCTTTCTATTACAGTAAATGATACAGCAGTTTCAGGAACTAATTTAGAGATTAAAGATATCTCTAAAATTATAAATTCTGTGGTATATGATCACTATTTAAACGATGGATATACATTAGATAGTGATACAGTTAGTCCAATTGATATTACTGGAACTGACCTAAATAGAACATTACCGTATTTTAATATACAAAAACCACTTGGAACACAATCAACATATGCTGGTGCTACTGAAAATTCTACAGTAACATCAACAGATTCTGGTGGAATTATATTATTTAACCCATATGGAGAAGCAGGATTCTTTCTAAACGATGCTGGGTCATATGTTGGCGTACCATCTACATTCTAATTAAGGAGATATAATGAATTTACAAGATACTTTTAAACCTACTGGAGAACTTGAAATAGTAGTTCGAGATAGTAAGGGTAATATTAAACAAACATTTAAAGCAAAAAATTTAGTAGTTGCAGCAGGTAAAACTTATATTGCTTCACGCATTGTTGGGACTTCTTCCAGTATTATGTCTAATATGGCAATTGGTACATCAACATCGACTCCAACTTCAACAGATACTCAATTAGGTACTGAAGCTGGTCGTGTTACTTTAGCATCTGCTTCTAATTCTGCAAATGCTATAACTTATACTGCTACATTCCCTGCAGGTACAGGTACAGGTGCGATTACTGAAGCTGCAGTTTTAAACTCTTCTTCAGGCGGAACTATGCTTTGCCGCACCACATTCCCTGTTGTTAATAAAGCAGCTGGCGATTCTATCGCTGTTACTTGGGTAGTTACAATTAGTTAATCGGAAAATATAAATGTCATCATTACTAAAATCTCCGTTAGACAATGCTATTGCTAACGCAGTATATAATGAAATTCAAAACCGAAGCGCAAGATACTATTATTTCTTAGGGGAAACTTTACGTTGGACGGATGAAGCAAATCCGCCAATCCCTGTTGATAGTTATTCATATGAACTTGCGACACGTAATGAAATTATTACAATGAAGGGGATTAACTCCACTGATGTGGCGTTTGTTATTCCACGCAGAGACTGGGTTACAGGTCGGGTATGGGATATGTATGATGACCAATATAGTACTGAAGTTCAAGGTATTAATTTAATTGGTGGGGGTTATGGATATTCATCAATTCCTGCAGTTACTATCACTGGTGGCGGTGGCAGTGGTGCTTCCGCTGCTGCAAGTTTAACTGATGGTGTAATAACAAGTATAACACTTTCATCTCGTGGTTCTGGATATACTTCTATCCCAACAGTTAGTATATCAGGTGGTGGCGGAACAGGTGCTATTGCTACTGCAGTAGTTACTATTGCTCCATCTGGTGCACAAAGACTAGAAGATACTAATTGTTATGTATTAACCGATGAATTTAACGTATATAAATGTTTAGATAATAATAACAATGCAGTTTCTACATATAAACCAGTTGGTACTGTTGTAGATCCAGTTATTATGCCAGACGGATATATGTGGAAATATTTGTATAGTATTCCAATTGCACTACGTAATAAATTTTTAACTGACGTTTACATGCCAGTTGTTAATTCAATTCGCTCTCAGTTCTATTCTGGTGGCGAATTACTAAATGTTAAAATTGATAGTGGTGGGCAGAATTACACTTTTGCAAATATTAGTGTTTCTGGGGATGGTTACCGAACATCTGATCCACTACTATTAAAATCAATAACAATTTCTAATGGTGGATCAGGATATACTTCAGGTGCTAATTTAACAATTTCTCCTCCATTTAATGGAGCAAATACTTGGGTTTCTGGTGTAGGTATTCTTCTCGGTCAGAAAGTTGAGTATAATAATAATCTTTATGAAGCAACTGTTTCTGGTACATTGGCTTCTCCAGGTCCATCTCATAAATCTGGAGTTGTTGCTAATGGTACTGCTGCCCTTAAATATATTGGGACTCGTGCAACTGGAACATTAACTGTTTCAAGTGGAGTTGTTACTGGTTATACTTTAAATGGTCAAGTATTTGATATTTCTATCACTAGTGGTGGATTAGGATATACTTCTGCTCCAACATTAACTATGTCTGGTGGTAGTGGCTCAGGATTCGTTGGGCAAGCCGTAATGAATGGAACATCAGTATCTAAAGTTTATATTTCTGACTCTGGCCAAAATTATACATCCGTACCAACACTAGCATTTGGAACTCCATGGGCATCAACAACAGCAGTAACTGTTGGCCAGCAAATTTATTATTCAAATAGACTTTATACAGTAACTGTAGCAGGAACTACTAGTTCTACTGCTCCAACAATTACAGGTTCTGTAGCAACTATTCCTGTAACAAGTGGTGGCGCTGGATATACATCTTCTCCTACATTTACTGTAAGTAATCCAGATGTTTCCTCTGGAAGTGCTGCTATTGTTACCGCAAATATTTCTGGTGGTGTAATTACATCTATTACAGTATCATCAGGTGGAACAGGTTATATAAATGTTCCAACATTATCATTCTCAGGTGGTGGTGGCTCAGGATTAGTTCTTGGCACTCCTACTTTGCAAACTGCTACGAATGGAACTGCCACACTAAAATATGCTGGTGTTACTGCAACAGGAACAGTCAATTTAAAATATGGTTCTGGATATTCTTCATTACCAACCATAACAATTACTCCAGTTTCAGCAGGTACTGGCGCAGCTGGTTATTTTGTTGGTGTTAAATCTGAAGCAAAACTTACTCCATTAATTTCAAATGGTCAAATTACTTCTGTTAGTATTGATGATGGTGGTGTGGGTTATACTTATGCAAACTTATCTGTTTCGGGAGATGGAACTTCTGGCTTAGTAACAGCAGATTTGTCTCCAGGTGATATTAATACTCTACAAGCAAATACAGAATTATTAACACCAGATGGTCGTATTATGGCGTACCCAGTTATTTCTGGTGGTTATGGTTATGGATCAGACTTTCCAGTAACTATTACTGGTGATGGTACAGGAGCTTCTGCAATTGCCCATGTATTAAATGGCACTGTAAATAAAATTGAAGTTATAAATTACGGATTAGGATACAAATGGTGTAAAGTATCATTTGACCAAGGAAGTGGTGTAGGTGCGATTGCTCGTGGTATACAAGCTCCATATGGCGGTCATGGTAAAGATCCAATTACTGGTATGTTTGCTAAAAGATTAATGTTTTATAGCAACATGTCTAAAGATACTAATCAAGGATTTACTGTAAATAATGACTTCCGTCAATTAGGTATAATTAAAAACCCAAGACAATTTGGCGCATATGGTAACTTAGCAAGTAGTCTTGCTTCTGCTTGTTATGTTGTTACAGCTTATGTCGATACAACTAATTTTACACAAGATATGCAAGTTCGTCTAGGCTCATCTACTGGTCCATTATTTAGAATAGTAGCTTTGACTACAACTGGTGTTTTATTACAATCTCTTGATAACGCAGTTCCAGTTGTTGGTAATGTGTTTTTAAATAATGCAGGAAATACTTTTGCTGCATCAGGAGTAACCCCTCCAACAGCAGATAAATATTCAGGTAATATATTGTTTATAGATAATAAAGTAGCATTTACCCCAACTGCTGATCAAAACGTAACACTGCGAACTGTTATAAATTTCTAACATAAATAAACAAATAACTTAAAGAGTAAAAGAATGCTAGATTTCAATACCGAACCGTATAAT